CTCCTACTACCTGCCAATTTGCACTGTCTGATGGATCTTCATTATAGCTTCTATAGGTAGAATCTACTCCGAGGAATGCATCACCTAATCGATAATATTGATAAGAATCTCCCGGTGCTGTGGGATCTTTGAATCTCACAATCTCACCTTCCACATATTCTACATCACCTCTCCATATACCTCGATAGTTAGCAAAATACTGACCATCTGCATCCGGAGCACCTATAACTAATATACTGCCGTCTCTGTTCATGGCCATACTAGATCCAAACTTATCGCCCTGTTTGACTAATTCTGCCATCTGTGTGTCATTCAGCAAACCTGTGATAGCGAATTCCAAAGTGCTGCCGTCGTCCTCTACAGATAACGTAGTTGGCAGAGAACAATTTGTGCTGATATCGCTAACTTTTAACCATCCCTGTGATTGGATAGTTATTGTACTGCCGTCTGTGGTCGAATCTTCTAGATTCATCCATAAGTTTCCTCTCACAGCTTCTGCTATAGGATCCTGTGCAGCCTGCCATACAATTTCTCCTGCCTTGTAGGATTTTTGAAAGTCATATACTCCTGTGTACATAGGATTTTCTAAATGGCTCCATGCTGTACCATTAAATTTAAATAGGTACACTCGGCCTGTATTATTATAGGAGCCTGTGGCGGATACTGCCATATAATAAGAGCTGCCGTTCACAGATAAAGTTATTTCGCTGCCAAATTTTTCATTGTCAGCAGGTCTTGGACTAACAAAAGCCGCAGTATTAAAAAATCTGTCATTCGTATAGGTGTATACCGCCACCATTCCCTGTTGATACAGGCCGGTATTAACTCCTGATTCAAGTGCCGGTATAATAGTAGCCAGTTCCCAATCATCTGTGTTAATGGCTAGTTCGCTGCTATTGTCGACACCTACTGTGTTAGGATTTATAGCTCGGTAGAGTCTGCCGCCATATAATACTATCTCATCTTGTTGATAAAACTCATCTGCGGCCCACGGACCTCGGAATGCACTAGCTACGCCACTGGCTTCAGCTGCACCGACTATCAGTATCTTACCATCAGGACTTAGTGCCATTGCATTACCGAAAGATCCTAATGCATTAGTAAAGAACCCATTAGGGGGAGAAATAATCTGTTTTAGTAGTAGTCCTGTAGAACTTTCTGCGTAAACGTTTACTATGCCAGAACCAGGTATGCTAACAAGTAACTGAGAGTTTACTGTGTCATATATTACTTTCTTACCAGCATTAATAGGGCTAGTTGTAGCGTAATCGGTGATAGAATTAGCGGTATATTGTTTTTGCTTTTCTATGACTTCCCATAGGTCGTTGCCATTGTTATCTATAAACAATCTAGCACCGTTGTATAACAGCGCAGATGTTCCTCTATCTAGAATCTGATAATTGTTAAATCTACTTTCAGTAAGTATCGTAGGATTTACTAAAGTACTAGAATCTATTTCTGGATCTTCATTGTCAGCATCAATTTCAATACTAACTGTGGTATTAGTCACTGTTATTATTTTAAAAAATCCCTGCAGATTCACTATGTTTCTAAATCCCACATACGTATCAACTAAGAATACATGTGGTCGGTTAAAGGTAACTGTCACAGTTGTATCGTCGAGTCGTTCAACAGTAATTACAGATAGCATTTCAACTTGGTTAGCTCTAAGTACTGTCCAGGAATCTCTATAAAATGTTATCCATATATGATCATTTTCTTTGACTGTAGAGATATCTAGTGTAGTTAATGCTGCCTGCGTGGCTATCACGTGTTCATATTGATTCTCGTACACATATCCTGCGGTAAAATTTGGATCTATTTCTAAAGAAGTTGGATTAATATTTGTTACATACGGTATCGGTGGTACTGTAAAGTCATTGATATTAATTCTATAATTAAGATCTGAAACAACCCCACGAACTCCAGACTCTATAGTTAATACCTGAGAATTAAATTTTATTTTATTTTTTTCTATCTGTATTTCTATTTCTGTGAGTTGATCAGTGCCTCCTATTCTGCTTAACAAAAACGCCCACTCTTCATTTAGAGTTACGCTATCAGATCCCGATCGACTAAGTTTACCAAATATTTTTGTAATAGCGTTAGCTGATCCTTTTTCACGTATAAATCCTTGATACAACTGGAATTGACTCACTGGATCTTCAGCCAGATTATTCAAATAATCTCTCTGTTGATATCCTATTGTGTGTCTGGCCAATGCCCGTTGATTCTGGTTCGTGCCTTCTGACGATGTTTCAAAATAATCGCTGAATTGTTTGATCTTGTAATCGAAGTTAGGAATCAGTTGTTTTTGCGGGGTGCTATCTAATTTGGTCCAAAAAGAATCATTAAAGGTTTCAGAACCAAGTTGATTTCTTAAACTAGTCCAATTAAAACTTTTGTAAGATACTATGTCACCTAGCCTGTAATCTTGGAATGGCTGCCAGGTCTGTATGCTAACATTATCAAACAAGAATCCTGGACTTGTGTAATCTCCATCCCAATCTACTGTACGAAACCCTTGTACTTTAATTCTGCCTTGACGATAGCCAGTGGTCTTATCATAAATGATATCATTGAATACTGTACGATCGTCAAATACTGTAACATGTTCTTTGAGAACATAGTTTAATTTTAAGAAAAATACACCTTCATCGGTGTTAGTGGTTTCTACCGTAATTTTTTGAAAACTGCGATTTACATTTATGAATCTTGGCTCTAGGGGTTTACCGTCACCCTTTAGTACCTGATAGTCATAAAACCCATCAAGTATGTTATCGGCTACTCCCACAGGTACCTCAACATCCACTTTTTCAGCCATAGGACTAATGGCTATTAACGACCCTAGTTCCCAGTTGTGTTTGGTCCAAAACATAAATTCTTTGGCGCTGCTGAGCCAGTCTTGGCTGACTTGATTTACTGGATCGTATCTATCAAATATAAATCCCAGACTTTTTAAATAACTTTCATATCCTAATAGAAAATCTACTACCTGTTGAACGGTAGTGAACAGTGTGCCATAACTAACACGTTTTACTGCCAGTGTGTTAAATGTACGGCGACGTTGTGCTTCGACTGCTCCTATCTTAGGAATGTCGCTGAGTTTTTGCCATACTGACTTATCAAATATATTTCCGCTATTATGTGTTCGTAATGCCCTATAAAAATTATTAGAATATCTTACCAATGTACCGTTGTTGTAATTTTTGTCTAAGGTCCAATCTAAAAATGTTTCGCTGACTCCGCCTATAGATATCACCGGATCTCTCTGACTTGGTAAAGCCTGATGATATTCAAAATAAGGATGTATGTCGTCATAGCCCGTGGCTATCCAACCGCCTTGAGTTTTTTCAAATATGACTCCGCTAATAGCCACAGTGGCCACAGGAGTACCAACATTAAAAATAATATCATAATTTTCTGCAGGTACATATATACTGCTGGTAGTAGCAGATGGATTTTTAGAATCTAACAAAAATTTCTGTTGTTGTTGATCAACAAATCCACTCATTCTAAAACTCAAAGAAACGTCAAGATTGTTAATTTTTTCTATAATGCTGTCCTGTGAGATACCTCTTGATTTCACATAGGCCACTATATATTTTAATAGACCTATATACGAATCTGACAATGTTGTTGGTGCAATTTCGTCCAACGTGCTGAACAAAGAAGTTTTGCCGTTAACTGTCTGATCTAATATGTTAGTGGTAGTTCTAGAACGATCAAAGTTATCTGTAATGAATTCAAAAGGTTTCATTAAACACATGGCCATTATAACTGCAAACGGCCATTCGGAACTGGATCTCCAAGCATATTCTACTGGGCCGATATCTCCTAGCACAAAAGTACCTTGATTATTGATAAGTGAAAAATCCTGGGCGAGACCACTATCTAGTGGACTTAATAATAACCCATCGCCGTCTACAGGAATATGATTTATCAATCCCGGACGCTTATATCTATCATAGCGGCCAGCTCTGTTACCTTGCCTAATATGCCCATTCTCTAGATCTTCCCAGAGCAATAAATTGTTACGTGTATATGGTGCGGCACCATACTGTGATTGCCACCAGGTAGGTTCTTGCGAAAATCCTAACATTTCCCATGGACAGCGATGTGGACGATCTGTGTCATAGAACCATTGATACACTCCTCTCCAATATCCGGGCAATGTCTGCGTTTTTAACGGATCTGACATTCTAGAATAGGTATAGGTAAAACTATTCTCACTGTCAAAATACGTGTTTAAAGTATAATTTATGTTGGTATTTTGTACCCATTTTAAAAACTCTTGATTAACAATATTATCTAATTGAGGTTTGGTATAAAGACCAACACCGTAATACCCGCCTAAAATAGAATCAATATCAAAGATAGAAGAATCATATTCCTGCTTGATATTGTTATAGATACGATACTCAAGTTCTAGTAATAAGTCATCTCTGAAATCGCCATACGCCGCTGTAATACTACCATCGTGGCCTTGTATGACTTCACGAGGTTCTTGGTAGGTATCGTCTATGAAACGTATAGGAGTGTATTTTTTATACAGTCCCATGCTGGTAGGAGTTGGCGGAATATGGCTAGTAGCTGTAGAAACATATTCACGTATTTCGACTAGATCATTTTCTTCAAGAGTCACACTCAATTGTACAAAACCAAAGGTTGAATTGAACGTGTAGTCTCTTGCATTTAAAAGTTGACTGCCGTTTAGATATACATAAACAGCACGTTTGCTGAGATCAGTTAGATCAAATTTTTCGCTTAGTGAAAATGTTTTTATTCCCACATCTTCTACAGTGTATGTTATAGCAGTATAAGCGCCTGCTCCTAGCATGTCGCTGTCTGCAAACGGACTCACCGCAGTTTTATTTTTTGCTAGACTGTTAATAACATCATCAACAAAATCTGGTACACTATCATTATAGTCAATTTCTACTGCCCTGGCAGCAAAATTATTTTTAAAATCTGTGTAGGCTTTTTTAGCATATTGTATCGATTTGATAACATTGTGTGTTTTATCACACAGAGTCATAATAGCCAGTGGTGCTATACCAGAATGTTTCAGAAAACGTTTGGCATGTTTTTGATATCCGTCGCTGTCTCTTAGATTACTGACTCCCGGTATATTACCTGTAATCTTAGAATCAAATTCTACAGCTGAAACAATATGGTCTACAGCCTGGCCTAATGTGAAAGATGTCAGTTCTGTATTAAATGGATTCTTTTCTAGGCCTGCTGGTATTTCATAGTAACCTTGATCAGGATCAAGATCTGTAATAACTTTCAGAACTACAGCGTCTTTGGCAGATAGGGTAAGGGGAAACTCAAATGTGTTCTCCGTCCTAGTGTACGTTCCTGCATACTTTGTGCCGTTTATATAAATGTTGATTATTGGATCTGTCTTCAAAGCAGACCAGTCTATAGTATCAAATGTCAGCGTATTTGTATCGCTGATTACTAGTTGACTATCTACGATAGGTTGCATAAATTCTGAACCAGCCAGTAACCAATTATTAGCATAGACTGCGTCAGGATTAAATTTATAGTATCCGGTAGATATTTTAACGCTTTTAGGTGTTCGTGTTTCTGTGTATTCTGCAATATCCGAATCCCAGTCGAAATTAAATTCTATATCACCAACATTGTCAATGTTCAAATAACTTAAACTAAAACCTAATTCAGTATCTATTCTTCCTGACCCTAGCTTATAGCTTATAATTTTTGTGCCTGTAAATGTACTAGTGGTATATTTTTCGCCGTCGCTAAAACTTACCCCTGCCGAATCAAATACGTCAAACCGCGGAGCCTGATTCACCAAGGTTTTTGTTTGACTTGGTATCCAATTAGTTCCGTTGAAATGAAACATCTTTCCGCCGTTTTTAGAACCTCTGCGTACTAACACCCCTTGGCCTAATATACTATCACTATCTTCTGTTTCTACTAGATGTATCTGAGTGGTGTTTATGTGTCGAATGAATTTTACTTCATATATTTTGTTGTTGGTTAATCTATCGGTATCGGCAATAACCAATATCCTAGCACCTTCAAACAAAAACTCTCCATCGACGTTGTAACCTGTGCTGCCTTCAATGCGAGATAATACATCAGTGGTATAATCATCAAGATAGTCTACGGTTTGTTTAGCTGCCGATCCATGATTGAATAACTGTAGATTAGCTGAAAATTCTATAATAGGTCGTTTAGCTCTAGTAGATTCTTGTGCAGGAAAATCCTCGCCTCTCAAAGTATAAGCTGTTTCTAATACACTTCTATGAAACCAACGATTATATCTTGACCAAGGATTAGAATCAATGCTGTCTCTAGCTATAGTGATGTAATCTTTAAAGGTAGGATATGCTGTAGCATCGTCAAAAGGTTCTGTGTCAAAACCTGCGTTATCAAATAATACTTCAGGTACTGTGGCCGTTAACACTGGAACTATAAGATCAGAGAATTTTGTCAATGTTATAGCTTTGCCAACTCCTTCAACCAGCCATGTTTCTTGACTATATTTTTCTGGAATAACGGTACCTTGAAATTCAACAACCATTCCATTGCTTAGTGTAATACCAGTACTACTAGTATATTCACTCTTGCCAACTAGGTCTTTATCTACATTGAGATATGTATTAGATTCAATATCAGCTATGACAAATCTACCAAAAGCATCAGGATTAATCAGACCTTGATAATATAATGTATCAGGAGCATCGTAGGGCACTGTGAAAGTCACTGTGCCATTTTCAGTACCGTTGTTAATTACACCTTTTTTGTATTCTAAGGCGGCACCGGATGCGGCCGGTTCGAGATATTCCCAATCTTCACTATCTAATGTGATGGAACTGCCGTCTGAGGGATTTATGTCTCGACGTGCTCTATATAGTTTAGAATCATACACTGCTAGATTACCTGCAAGATATGGATAATTAGGTTTAAATATCAAACTTCCTGTGTCATAATTCGTACGAATACTAAATCCTTCACCGGGAGCATTCACTCTAAATTTATATGTCTGTCCTCGATACAATGTTAGAGTAGGATTATTGGTATAGGCATCTGGGGTGAACACAAAACTGTTTGCAGTTGTACTCAATACTACTTTATATGTGCTGCTGACTGTAGCACTTTGTCCATATATTGGTACACTAGGCGGACCGTTGGGCACCCAATAATATTCGCGATAATTGATGAACTTGTCCCAGGCAATAGGTGGATTCCAGGCATAGTGCTCCTGGCTAGTAAGTTTGTCGTCACGTTCATCTGTGTTACCAAAGAATTTTAATTGATTTTTAAAATCAATGTAATCATAGAAATTTTCAATCTTATCCTGATTTCGATATATCACTCCAGGTTCTAACTGATAAGCACTTCTTAATGTAGCATCTGTATCTAGATATAGATCGTTGCCGTTATAGGTTTTTCCAAATCTACGACCTACATATCCTGTGATTTTGTCCAGTAATCCTGGCTGGACCAGCGGATCCACTACTCCTGCAAGAAACTTGTCGTTAGCCTCAGTTTGAAAAACTTTAGGTAGAAGTTCTACTGATTTTCTTATAGGTAGTTTACTGAAAGGAAAAAATTTATCTGACATATTAATAGGTAGTAGATACCACACTGGTTATAGCAGAACCAACTTCGGCTGCTGTGATAGCGGTGACTATCTCAACATCTGTGACTGTGGCTCCACTGATTAAAATTTCATCCGATCTGCTCTGTATCTCAAACAGGCTTCCGAATGATTGCCCACTTTGTTTAGGACATATAACTATGTTACTGATATCGGGTGCTGTAGAATTTAGTATGTAGGTAGTAAGTTCACCCATATAAAATCTATCACCGAAATCCCAATTGCTGATGTCGAAGAATGAGTTTATTGCTGAGATAACTCGAACTTTAAGATCGTTATCATTAATAGATTGTCCAGGATTTTTAACCACTTTAAATATGGCCTGTAGTTTAGGATCTGCTTTTGAACCAAACAACACCTTATATTTTACTGTATGATAAATGATTTCGTCACTGATAGATTTAATCGCAGATAGGTTAGCTCCAAACGTTGTTCTTAAACTGTCTGTGCTGGGAGGTTCTGGTGCAGTTGCAGTGCCGCCTGCAAGATAAATCCTATATGATTCATCATAGGATCTGGTTAATAAAAACACGTCAATGATATTGCTAGAGCTTGGATCTATTCTGCGATCCACGCTGGCATTATGAATATACTGAAATTTAAGATTTCTTCGACCAATGTTAGCTCTGTATGATCTATCAAGATCAAATGTATTGGTGCTTCGGTTCACTGCTTTAACAACATCTTCGTCAATGGTATAAAAATAGATCAATTGTCCGTCAGGATAAGTTGTTGCATCAGTGAAATCAACCACAGATTCTTTTTCTCGAATTAATATTAGATTATCCGAGTTATCCACTAACTGATAATCAGTTGTGCCGTATTGATCTACAGTTTCCTTAAAAAACAAATAATTTAACGCGGTGTCTGCGCCAACTATCTGTTCAAATGAATCTGGATTATCTATAACTCCGTCGTCGTCGCTGTCTTGAAAACTTAATTTTATTTCCGTGGTACTTTCATATCCATCATCAAATTTAATAGTGTCGCTAATTTCAAAGGGCACGTCTTGCCGTAATTCTGTGATAAACCCGCTGTCGGTATTGATCCCAAGTACCTTGACCTGATCTTTTACCACAGCACCCAATTGGTCATTATAACGTTTTTCGTTGGTATCAAAATAAAAACGATTCTGCATAACACTGCCAAACACATAACTGAGTCGTCTTATTCTAACTACATATCTATCGGCTTCTTTAACAAAGGCTACTAACCATGAACTATCTGCATTTGTGTTAGTTACGTCTCCCGATTTTCCTAGACTAAAATCGCTGATTAAGTTAATATTAGTAGCGGTAACAATCTTCCAGGTCGACGAAACCGATTCATATCTCAATCCAAAATTTAAATTCTGAGAGCATTGATTAACTATTTCTGTTTCTAACGCAGCATCTAAATCATTAATAAATCTAGGCACAATGCGATTTGCCACTGCACCTGTAGGCACAGCATCACTAAATGTTACCGCCCCTAGTCCGTTGGTCAGCACACCTCTACCAGCATTAGTACCGTCGCCTGCCACAGACACTACTTTAGTCCAAAGCCTATCGCGTTGCTCTGGATCTTGAGCGTTAATAGCTACTAATTTACCTTTTTTAAATGCTAGTCCGGCGGGTGCTGTAAATTTAATTAATGCTCCGCTGAGCAGATATTTCAAGCTAGAAGTAGAATACGTACCTACTTTTAACAGTGAGTTATCCACCACATTCTTGAAATAGCCGGTAGGGGTTGTAGAAGTGACGCTTTGCCATACCGTGTTATTATCTGTGAAAAGAATACGATCAAATTTTGTAAAATAAAAATTATAAACATCTGCGTCTGTAAATTTTGGTTCTACACTTTGCCGAAGAAAATTAATTACATCGACTCTATTGTTAAATCTAAATCCAAGAGTTTCTTCACTTTCTTGTTTATAGATATATCCATCATTACAAAATACATTGATACTAGAATATTTCCCAGATGCATCAATGATATCAAAATTTCTACTAATCCCGCTAGATGTTCTGTTAATAGATTTTATCTTGACTATATTTTGACTGCTACTTAATGGTGCAAGATTATAATCTTCGGCAGTGATCATACGATTCTGCGTATAATAAACTGCAGGAGCATTGGTTCTCACCGAATCTATGCTTTCAGTTGCAGCCGAGTTTGCTACTGTAGACTGAAGAGCCAGTCCTACTGTTAAGGTATGCTCTACTCCTGATTTGTTAAAATAACTAATACTAATATTGATTCCTCTAAGTTCGTTGGGACTAATGGTGTAGGATAATCCGTTACTAGTTCTATAAAACACTCTGAAAGAACCTTGTGGTAGATTACCATATACTCCGTCAGCAAAAACTAGATCAACTGTGTCATTTTCTTTGGTGTTAACTGCATATATGTTTCTGATGTTTTGTTCTACGCTGTTATAGGCAATATTATTACCTACCAGCGTACTAACTTTAGTCCACTCTTCTAATTGTGCTCCTGCACTGTTTAATGAAAATAACCATACATCGTCGTTGTTGATGTCGGCCGTATCAATAGCAATTTTTTCGTTAGGAGTTGGCACCCCTATACCAAAATCAGCTAGGGCTAGTGTGCCTTGTTTGAACATTAAGAAAAATCCTGTGTTAGGACTGGCAGGTCCTGTGCCGTCATTTCTATACACAAATCCTAATTGATTGCCAGGTACCGGAGGTTCTTCATAGATATTTTCACTGTTCTTAAATGCGGTGGAAACTAATTCAAACAGCATGCCTCTAGCAGCCACAGTCTTGCTGAAAGAATAGATTGGCACATCTGTGCTAGTAGTTCTAAATCTATATTGTTCTGTAGGTATACCTTGTATGGTCGCTGAACCTTGGCTACGACCAAATTCTGTGTTGTCGGCCATTGCTGAATTTAAAACTAAAATAAATTGCTCAAGCCAATTGGTGTTTGTTGGATCATTCCAGCTGACTATCTGTTGTGCAAGATTACGTCCGTTACTGTCTACAATATCTTCTGTAGTAGTCACTGAAGTAAATTTTAACAGTCCTTTAGCAGCGACGTTTCTCTTGGCGTTATAACTCAGCATGCGAGCAATTCGCAACACGCTTTCTTTGGTCTCAGCTAGCTCAATAAAATTTTCTCTGCTGGCTAGATCAATACGAAATGCTAGACTCTGGCCTAAAAATGCTACAGCATCAATTAGTGCTAGATATTCGGATGACTCAATATAGTCGTTGAAATCTTCTGGATAATTTTCTCGAAGATACGTGATTATAACCCTACGCAGATTTTCAAAGTCATAGCTTTTGAAATCAGCGTTTCTAAATGTCTGATAGATTCTAGTCCAGTCTTGGTTTAGAATTAGATTATTTTGTCTACTTGTAGTGGTCATTTAAAGTCCCTATGCCAATATTTATATTATAAAATAAAGTGGTCATATTATGATATTATTAGTTTTATCGAAATCAAAAGACATGCGTTCATTGACATTGAAAGGAATGTACACTATGTCAGCCTGTATGCGAATTCCTTGGTCCGTGCTGTCTATAGTCACAGTGTTCACTGAGATTCTTGGATCGTAATTTATTATGGCTTCAACGTCTTTGGCGATAATCTGCTTGACATCTTCGGTAAAATTTTCAAACAACATATCCCAAATCACTGTACCAAAATCTGGATTTTCTAATTTCTCTCCTTTGCGGATATAGAAATGATTAATCAAATCCTGCTTGACTAGATCAATATCATAGAGTTTGTAATTTTTTGAACTCTGTTGACTACTAAATCCTTTGTACAAAAAAACTCCTAGATTTTTTTCTGTTGTAACAGCGGTATTATTAGCTACTGTTTTTTGATTATAAAGTTTATTTGCCATATTATGCGTCCCTATCTGTGTTATCAGGAGTTAGTTGCGCAGGGGCCAGGTGTTCATGCAAAGGCCAAGGTTCGTGCATAGGAATCCTTTTCATAAAACTCTTAACTATTCCTGATTGATATCTCTTGTCCCAGCCTGCAGTGGTGCTGGTTGCTACGTTATCTCTGAGATCATAAGGTCTTACAAAGTCTGCTGGCACAGCAGTCTCGGCATTGTTGGGTCCGTTGAGATTAATTTTTGTACCGTTCATCTTTAACTCTGATGCAGAACCTACACTAATATCACCAGTAGCTGACACCTTAAGTTCTGTGTTGGTAGCAATATCCATGTCATTGTTGGCTGATATCTTTAGTTTGGCTCCTACTAGGATATCACAGTTGGCTCCCACGGTGAGCTTGGCATCGTTATTGATCAAAAACTCCATATCGGTGGCAATTTCTGCATGCCATTTGCCTGATTCTGTTCTAAAATTCATGTTGCGGCCAGCTTCAAAATTGATGTCTCTGTCGGCACGTATGTTGAGATCAGTGCCAGTATGTATGCTAACACTGTCTTGTGCATAGATATCTATTTTACCATTGCTGGTCATTTCGATCCAAGCAGTGCCTCTAGCATTACCTATGTAGATTAGATCTTCTGAATTGTGCAAAAGTATCTGGTGACCAGTTCTAGTTCTCACTCTAAAATATTCATTGTAAGGAACTGTAGCTTCTCCCTGTGAAATTCTACGCTGAACTTCTGGATCTAAAAGGTCAACATATTTCACTGGACCTTCTGCGGCTGTTTTTTCTCTGTGATAACGATCATCGCCGTCGTCCATGACTAGCTGTGTGCCACCTAATCTGCTGATAGGTAGTGGTGCAGACTTGCTGTCTTTTTTTCCTATCACTGCTTTTTTAGCATTAGTTCTGCGATCGACTGGGCCGGGAGTTGAGATACCAAACACCATACCTGGTAGTTCTCTTCTGGGTGATGACGAACTTGTTCCACGAACATCATCTTCTAGTAACCCTTGCTCTAAAAATCTATCGGCAATAGGATGTACAACTCTAGGAATTTTTTCTGGATCTATTTCTTGCTTCTCACCGTTGATACGTTTGTTTATTTCTGCTACAGGTAATGGCAGTTTTGTATTACCGTACCTAGCTTTATCTTCTGCATCTAATGCATTTATTTTAGATCCTGCAATAGCCGGAACCATGTTATTAATATAACGGCCAGGAACACAGGCAAACCAATAGCCCTGTCCAGGATCGCCATCTACAAAAAGTACTAAAACGTTAACACCGACATCTGGAGGAACGAACCACATGCCGTAGCTCTTCTGTGTATCATTGAATCCTTCGATGGTAGAACTAGTACCATCATTCTTGCCCATGTACTCAAACCCTGTGTAACCAAAGAAAGGCGGAGCATATTTTACTATATGTAATTGACTGTCATCTCCGGGGTCATTACTTTGATCTTTAAGTAATGTCACTTCTAACGATCCCATGAAAGTTGGATCAAGATGACTGATCACCCTTGCAAGATATATGCCTTGAGTAAGACCTCCTGATTTTCCTTCTCCTTCAGCTGAGGGACGACCTAATTCTGCCATTTGTTATCCTTGTCCTAAATCTCTATAATATCTAAAACCTGTTCTAGTCGGTGCTTGGTTAGAAGTTGTTCTAGTTGCTACTGTGCTTTCTGTTGATGTCGAACTGTTGTTAGAAGCTAGTTGTGTAGTAGGGTTGCCATCATCTATGGGGCTAGTACTTGGAGCTTCTTGTTCTTTAATATCTATAGCCCCAGCATCGGTAGGAGTTACTGTGCCCGAACGGTCTTCATCAGTTACTTCTGGTCCTTGAGGCCCCGGCATCCTAATACATTTAAGTTTTTGTTTCCATTGTCCATCAGAAAAAGTGTTTTCACACATCACAACTCGGTATATGCCGCCGAACGGACTTTCTTTACCGGCCTGTGAAAAATCATACAATCCAGTGGTTTCATTAATGTCGGTCGGAGTTCGAAATGTTAGATAGATGTAAACATTACCACTTTCATAGTTCATAGTTCCGTCGTTGGTAATTTGGCTGTTAGGTGATGGGGCGTCTGAAAAATAATTAGCTATTCCACTGTCTACAAGCCAGTAAGGATCTCCTAGTATTTCAAGATTTACAGTAACCAAATCAGCACTGTTGCCACTGAGAAAGGCCTGTTGAAAAGTTTCTGCTATGTTCTGTTCTACTGTCTTATCAGAATTACCACCTTTGTATCCCTTTAACAGTTTAGGATCTCGTTTAGGTCTCGCTCTACCTAATTGTGCCGCCTGTGCAGCCGGTGCGTTACCCTGGCCAACTCCTGTAGTTGCATTAGTTCTTTCTGCAGGCTTTTGATCCTGATTAGCAGTTTTAGATCCGCTATTTTCTGATGAAGGATTGGCACCTGTGTAAAATAAATTATTAATTTCTATATCAAATCGGGTGACGTCAACATTTTGTCCAGTATAGATATATTGATACTCCTTAACCACTGATTTCATCAATTCATAATATCCCACAGGAGCAGAACTAGGATTAGCAAATATAGATTGATGTATAAAGTAGGGCACTACTCTATAAGTAATTTTTTTAGCATAATCTCCTATCAACGGGTCATATTCTAAAAGTTCTATCTGTGCATCTAGTTTAAACCATTTGATATAACCTTCTGGAGTAGGTTTTTCGTTAATGGCATTAAATGCATATTTAGAACTTAATACTATCTGATTAATAATAGAAGTCAGCGACTGCCCTTGACCAAATTGAAAAGCTCGTTGCTTGGGATCTATAGTCATTCCATCTCTTTTCACTAATCCCGTTTTTTCATCTATACTGTCTCCGGCCCGTTTAAAAATATTAGCACCGCCTCTCAATTGATCGAAGCCAAGGCTAGATCTTCCTATTTCATTAATCGGCAAGTTTGACACATCTGCTTCTACACTAACTCCAGAACCAAACAACTCGATGTCTCCCTCGTTTTCTTCTTCGACAGGATCTACTGTAGCTGAATTTCTCTTTTCTTTTTTTCCTGCAGAAGAATACCAAGTGCTGCTGGTTTGAGGGAATTGTATAACATATCTGTCAGGATAAACAATACGCTCTGTTTCTTTTAATTTTTGTTCGTTACGGTTTAATACCGCTGTCAACCCGTCTGGACTGGTCTGTAAAACTTCAGCTACTATACCTTGTCCTTTAATATCTCCGGCTATTTTTAAATCGTTATAGGTTGTATTAATAGCATCTGAAAATGCCTGATGATTGTACGGAATGCCTTCTACTTTATAATTAGAGCCCGCTTCAGTTACTGTAAATTTCATAGAAACCAACTTCATCACAAAGAATTTTGGTTTGATTGAACTTATAGGTACTCCGAGTTCGTCGAATCCTTTGATATCCATTCTTAGAACATACGGACAGTTGTCAAGGTAACTGAGATATCCAGCCTTTATTGCAGCATTCTGCATGCTCTGTAACAGCAGTCCCATAGACTGAGGCTCTATAATTTCAAAACTAAATTTTATGGCATTACTATTTCCAGTTTTTTCATTGGCTCCGATAACGCTGTTCATAACAAAATTATTAATAAAATATTCCGGAGCTCCGAATAAAGTATTCACACGTTGATCGTCAAATCTTCCACCGGAACTAAACACAACATTTTTTAGTTCACTGGTACTATTTCTATATGACGCTGGATCATTAAACTGCTGAGGAGTCAATGCGGCTAGCGTCCATAATATTGTACTGGTGGCAAACTCTTCCATAGGATTAGGAGTTAAAGATGGTAAATTTTTTGTCGCAGCTGAAGATAATTTTTTTGGATCAGCCGCTATACTGCTTTTGCCGTCCTGAATAGGATTAGTAGCTCTGGCAATCAAATTTTCTGTGGTGCGAAACACTGAATTTATATTAAAACCTGCAGCAGTATCAAACGGGATCACTGAAGTTCCGTCTGGTTTTTTAATGTCTAAAATTCTTCCTAGTTCTCTTAAAGCCATATCACACTCCTAGAAACTTTGATAGATTACTTTTCTTAGGCAGATATATGGCTGTGCCTGGTTTGAAATCATAGATGGGATCTTTTATCACTGACATATTTCTTTGCACAAACACCCACCATAATTTAGGATCCCCGTAAAGATCATAGGCTAATAAATCCGGTCTGTTACGATATTGATTTTCAATCACATATCTGACATCGTCTGCTTCAGAAGGTACTGGACGAATATCTAACAGTTCCAGATAAAAATTATTTTGTTGGGTGTTGGCCCACGGACTTGCTTTAGAATATTTTGCCATTAGATATATCCTACTCGACCTTTTTCTCCTGCAAGACTACCACGTGAATAATCTTGAAGACTGAATTTGCGCATTCTAGCTCTGGTATATACTGGCGATACTGTTACTGAAATTGTGCTGAGGACCGGTACCCATGTAGTAGATCCAAATTCCTCACATTTAACATAATTAACATCATCCTTGAGGTCTACTGAAAAACTTTTTATAATCACTGGTGTATTGTTAAACACACTGGCTCCATAACCTTTGAGGATACAAATAATCGGAGGATTACCTGCTAGTTCTCCTTGACCAAAAAACATTTTAGTTGCTGTTTTGAAAAAGGTAGTAGCAGCTATCCAATATGCCGCATCGCTGGCTGTTTCGCACGAAAACTCTCCAGAGATCTGTATGTCATCTACCATGCTGCCTTTATAGGCATAGTTGGTGTAATTATTGTGTGTTGTATTAATTGGTGTATACTCTGCCTTGGTAGCCACTGTGATACTAGGTAGATATGGCCATACCACTCCGCCTGTGAGTTTTAATCTTTCAAAGATAGGACTATCAAAAATATTCCATTGACAATCTATTCTTACACGCCAATCATTTTTCGAAGAAACATTTAATTTTATTGGTTCTCCGTTTTTACTAAACACATCTGCTCCCTTTGGAAGGTTGGCTCCTCTCTTTAAGCTAAGTATATTGTTAAGCATACCGGCTGCTGCACTAATTTGTCCTGCAGCTTTAAGCAGACCACCAGCAAGGCTGCCGCCTGTTAATTTGTTTATAGTACCGGAGATATCTGCCGCAATGTTACTAGTTGAACCTGCTGCTGATTGCAATGAACCTATTGCACCACTTAATTTACTTTTAGCAG